CCCAGCGGCATTGTTGCGGCTACTGCTGGAAATCTTATAATAGCATTTGATAACATCCTATACCCTCGCACTTATGGAAAACAATCAAATACATTTTGGTATTATGCTGAGGGCGATTATGTTTGGTATTTGCAGTGGAACTTGGATAATGATAGCAAATGGGATTTGCGTAACGATCTTTATTCGATTGATCCTGTGGTTAGAGCCAAAAGCCAAGTAGCAACTTCAGCCATAATTCCTACAACTGGCTGGGTTTACACGGAAGGCTCTGGCCCTGCCATAACCATCACTGCCGCATAAATACAATATATTGTTATTTTAATTTAAATTTAAATATTTAGAATATACTCTTTATTTAGCATATAATAATATATGTTAAAAATATACTGTCCCGAATGTGGTGGACCAACCGAATATTCATTAAGTAAACCTAAATTTTGCAGTTCTTGTGGATCTTCTTTTACTGGTCAAGTAGTTAAAAAAGAAGAAAAAGTAGTCCAAAAGGTATTAATGCAAAAACCTACAATAGCTAAAAGACCAAATATCGAACCAGAAGATTATGAAGACGATGATACAGAAATAACAGAAGTAGATCACGTACCAGAAATTAGTGATTTAACATTTGATATAGATGTTTCTTCAAGAGGAAAAGAAACACTAGGATCAATTATGGGCTCTTCAAGAGGAGAGGATAATCAATTAAGAAAAAATAAAAGTTTTGAAAAGGTAGATAGAAAGAAAGTAATGGAAGATTTCGCAAAAGAAGGTGGAGCTATTCGTCCATCATCTCGCTCAGTATCTCAGCCAGTAAAGCGTCGCAAGGGCCAGAAAGATGGCTAAACGTCCAATATTCGAAGATTGTATTGAAGGAATAAACTCTGAAATTTCAAAAAGAAAAAATAAGTGGAACTTAACAGCTATTGCTTGGATGGATTTTAGTGATGTTTCTCAAATATTAAGATTTCATATCTATAAAAAGTGGCATCTTTACGACCACAAGAAGCCTCTTGCTCCTTGGGTAAATCGAATCATAAGTAATCAAATTAAAAATCTAATAAGAAACAACTATAGCAATTATACTAGACCTTGCTTAAAATGCTCTGCTGCAGAAAGCGATGATGGTTGTGGAATTTACAGCAAACAATGTTCAGCTTGTCCATTATATGCGAATTGGGAAAAGAATAAAAAAAGCGCGCACGATACTAAATTAACAGTAAGTTTAGAAAATCATACCAATGAAATCGGTAACATGAAAGAGAATGATTTTAATGTAGAAGCTACTGCTAAAAATGTACACAATAAAATGCAAACAGTATTAAAGCCTATTGAGTGGAAAATATATCAATATCTTTATGTTGATGGAAAGAGCGAAGAACAAGTTGCAAAATTAATGGGCTATAGAACTAGCGAAAAGAATAGAATGGCAGGATACAAACAAATTAAAAATTTAAAGAAAGCTATTATATTAAAAGTCAAGAAGCATTTGTATAATGGAGACATAGATATTATATGAGCGAAGATATTTTAATATTAACAGAAGAACAACAATTAAAACTATTAAAAGAATGGAATGATAGACCAAGCAATCCTCCATCTTTAGCTGAACTTGTTAAATTAGCTTTTGGTAGAGATGATCTTGATGGCAGAAGCAAAGAGGGCAAAGCTGTTAAACAATTTTTAGCTTCTAGACAAATTAAGCCACGCAAAAGTCACGAATATGAAGCCAAAGGTCTTATAGAATTAACTATTGAACAAAAAGAATATGTAACAAATAATTGTCAAACAATGACTGGACTAGAAGTAGCAAAAATTTTATTTAAAAATGAATCATTAACTAATCTATGTCAAGAAACCAGAAGTATTCTTGAGTATATGAAAACTATACCAAACAATGTTAAATATCATAACGATCAAAATGAAAATGCAGCCACAGAAGGATATAGACCACCACGTAGCGAAGAAAGAATGATAGCAAAGATTAATAAATACGTTTTAGATGGTATAGATAAAAATAAACTTACTCACAAACATAAAAAAGAAATTAACTCACTTATCAGTTATATGAATACTCATAGATTTATTCATCAAATTAATATTTATGATAATGAACCAGACCGCGAATTATTTGAAAGTAGTTTTGTAAGGTATACTTATGATAAAGGCGATCTATCTCAAGAAGAAGTAGATCAATATATTGTACTTTGCACAGAAGTAGTTATCTCATCTAGCATTCAAGGAACAATTAATGTTCTTCAACATCAAATTGATATTGCAATTCAAGAAGATGGCAAAATTCCAATGGCATTAGTAGAGGCAAGTAATACCGCTAGAAAAGAATACAACGATTGCGTTAATCGCCAACAAAAATTAAACAATGATCTTAAAGTAAAACGTAGCGATAAACTAAGTAAACAAGTAAAAGAAACAGCTTCAATTCTTAATCTTGTGCAAATGTGGAAAGAAGAAGAAAGCAGAGCTAAATTAATTAAGATGGCGGAGATGAGAAAGAAAAGTGTTGAAAAAGAAATTGAGAGGCTCTCATCTATGGAAGAGATTAAATGCAAGATCCTAGGAATATCTAAAGACGAAATATTAAATGGTTAATGTTATGCCAGTTATTTGTAAAGTCGATGGAAAAGAATTCAAAGACGAAAAGAGCTTGCATCTTTCGCTCAGAGGATATGGTTTAAATAAAGAAAAATACTATCACACATATTATCCTAAAAAAGATTTATTAACTGGCGAAACTCTTAACTTCAAGAGCAAAGAGCAATACTTTAATAGCGATTTCAACGACAAGAACAATATGAAGAAATGGCTCAAAGAACAATCACCAGAAAAAGCTCAAGAGTATTGCAAATCATTACTAGTTAAACGCAAAGAAGAGAAAAAGATTATTTATTCACCAACTCAAGTAGAGCTAAGAACTATTATGAGTCCATCGGTTGTATTTTACAATAAGATTTTTAATGATTATTATGATCTATGCTCTGAAGTAGGTTTGGAAAATAAGTATATACATCCTAAAAATATAGCCCACCAATTTCAAAACAAATTAACAACAAAAGATACCATATATGTTGATACCAGAGAACAGAGCTGGCTTAAATTTAATATACCTTTTGAAATCAAGACTTTACCATATGGCGACTATACTTGTTCAAATGATAATTGTAACTGCTATATTGAAAGAAAAAGCTTAAGTGACTTTATTAGTACTTTAAGTAGTGGCAATTTAAATAGATTTAAAAATGAAATAGAGAAGGCCAAAATTAATAATGCATATATTGTTGTAGTAGTAGAAGAGAAGCTACAAAACGCTTTGAGCTTTCAATATTTACCACATATTAGCAAAAAGATTAAAGCTACTCCAGAATTTATATTCCATAATGTAAGATCATTAATACAAGATTATGATAATCTACAATTCTTATTTGTAGATGGCAGAGAAGAGATGAAAAGAACAATAGAAGCTATATTAGCATCTAAATGTTTCTACAAGAAAGTAGATCTACAACTAGCATATGATCTAAAGATGTTATGATATATTGTCCGAATAAATATGTAAGAGAAGTTAAAGACGTTAACGCTGAGTTAATGGAACTAAAGGGTTATCTTAATGATAAAGAAGCGAAGATATCATTAGCAAAATTCTTAAGAGCTAATATTGGATTTACAACAGAATTAATTAGTGGAGTTAAGCTCGCTCCATATCAAGAGATACATCTTAAATCATTTTTTAATCGTAATTTTAACATGTGCGTATTTGGTCGTGGTTGTGGTAAGAGTTTTACCGCAGCAGTATTTTGTTTTCTTCAATGCGTATTTGAACCTAATACTAAAATTCTTATTGCTGGCCCAACATTTAGAACTGCAAGATTTATTTTTAACAACTTAGAAAAGATTGTTCAAAGTCCTGGAGCAGAATTACTTGCTCAGTGTTTTGGTGCTAAAGCAAAAAGAAATGATCAATTTGAATGGCAGATTAATGGTGGAAGTATAGTAGCGATTCCTCTTAATGGAGAAAAGATTCGAGGCTTTCGCGCAAACATCTTAGTATTGGACGAGTTTCTTTTGCTTCCAGAAGAGATTGTCAAAAATGTATTGATGCCATTCTTGGTTGCGCCACAAAATATTAAAGAGCGTATGGAGATCAGAGAACTAGAAGATAAATTAATCGAAGAAGGCTCAATGAAAGAAGAGGATAGAATGGTTTTTGAAAATACAAGTAAGATGTTGGCATTCTCATCTGCTAGTTATACATTTGAGAATCTATATAAAGTTTATAGTGAATGGTCAGAAAAAATAACTAATAACGAAAAGGGCGAAGCGACTTACTTTGTAAGCCAAATGAGTTACGAAGCTCTTCCAGAAGAAATGATTGATAAAACAATTATTGAAGAAGCTCAGGCTGGAGGATCAAGTCATAGTAGTTTCTTGAGAGAGTATTGTGCTAGATTCACAGATGGTAGTGATAGTTATTTTAACGCAAAAAAGATGGAAGAATGTACATTAAAGTTTAATGAAAAACCTCATACTTTATTAAAAGGTGAATCTGGCAAAAAATATATTCTTGGGATCGATCCTAATATGAGTGATAGTCCTAATGCAGATTATTTTGCTATGGCTGTTTTAGAAGTAGACGAAGAGAAGGGTCATGGTATATTAGTTCATACATACGCTGGTCTAGGTAATTTAAAAAATCACGTATCTTATCTTTCTTATATTATGAATAACTTTAATATTGTTACAATTATTTTAGATAATGCTGGAGCTGATGTATTTTTATCTTCATGTAATGAATCTGAATTATTTAAGAAACAAAAATTAGAAATTAAAACATTTGATATTGATTCTGATCTTGAAGGTTTAGATTACGAAATGATGATTAGGAATGCTAGAAAGAAATATAATATAGAAGATAAAAGAATAGCTTTCAATCAAGTATTTACAAGCACATTCATACGAAAAGCAAATGAACACTTGCAAGCTTGTATTGATTATAAAAAAATATGGTTCGCCAGTAAAACTGCAGCTAACGAAAGTTTTTTTAATGAAACTATAAATCGTGGCGCACCAATTGAATTAATGAAATCAGAAGATAAAAAAGATTGGACCATATTAGACTTCATTGAAAATCAAGATGATTTTATGTATCAAACTAAAAAACAATGCACATTAGTAGAGCATTCGTCCACTAGCAGAGGAACTCAAACTTTTGATTTGCCTCAACATTTAAAAAGAAGCACTTCAGCTAATAAAGCCAGAAAAGATAATTATTCAGCACTTATGCTTGCTAATTGGGGCTTAAAATGCTATTTAGATATGATGACTGCACCTGCGGAAGCACCAGTAACATCTACTTTCTCACCACTTATGATACGTTAAAATAGTGTAATTTACTCTAATAAAATTATATAATATATATGGCAATAGCAACATCTAGAATTACTCAACCTAGTCAATTTAGTGGAATAAATATATCTAATCTTGCTACTAATGCAACAATAAATGTAACCCCATTAACTAATTTACTAGAATTAAATATAATAAGTACTAATAATAATATAAACAGTGCAAATTTAAATTTTAATAACTTTTCAAATATAAAATCTTTTTATAGCGAAGGAAGCGCAAGGTCAGGATCAAATCCAGGAATATATGTTAATATAACTGGAACAAATTCTTCTGTACAAAATTACAGAGCAGAAAGTAGTAAAGTTACTTCTTTAGTATTAAAAAATCCAACTAATATATCTTTTCCAGGCGTAAATAGCCAGATAGGACAAATACCAACTGGTTTAACTGATTTTAATATTCAAGAAAACGGTCTTGGTGGGCAAGATCTAGCTTCTATCATATTGAGTTTTTCTGGTATGGCAAGAGAAAATAATATTACTGGAGGATATTTAAATGTTATTCCAGCTGATGCGACTCAAACTCTTACTTTACAACAGCCAAATAAAAACGGTTACTATAGAGAATTGTGGACTAGCGATAGTGGGGAATATCAATTAGCAGCTCTATTGAACGATGGAAATACAAATGGAATTGATAACCCAGGAAATATTTTTCTTTCAACAGATTATGGAATAACTTTTAATGCAATTTTTACTGGTCTTACTAATGTTAATTTTAGAAGCGTTGCTGCTTCAAATAATCTTGATAGAATTATAACGGTAGGAAGAGATGCTTTCGCATATATGTCTACTGATAGTGGTGTCACTTATTCTATAATAAATACAGGAATAAAAACTGGAATTAATAACTATACTGACGTAGCAATGTCATCAAATGGACAATATATTGTTTTAACAACAAATGGTAACGCTTTCCCATTTACTGCTGGTTACGGAGCAGCCTATCGCTCAAATGACTATGGAACTACTTTTACCCAGGTCGCAGCCAGTAATCTGGGACCATATTCAAGAGTTGTAAATACTGCTATGTCAACAAATGGTCAATATCAGTTTATAGTTGCAGATGATATTCCACCATATGTATATAGATCTACTGATTATGGAGTTACTTGGACGATTGCAGCTGTTATTTACGATATTCAAGATATTACTGTGAGTTCAGACGGAAGATATGTATTCGTAACATCTAATAGCGATAGCTACTTTTATGGTGGTATCCATAGATCTACTGACTATGGAGCTACTTGGACGCTTCTTTATAGGGACTTTGCACAGATAAATACTTCTAGAGTATTGAATACAGATTGGAGAGGAGGAATTAGCGTATCTTCTGATGGTAGATATCTAATAGCAGGATTGACAAGAACACGAGCGCTAGTTCCAATAAATGTATACCAACAACCAGGCAATATATTACGGTATACTTATCTAGTTTATGGGTTTGCTCCTGGATATCTTTTAACTTCAAGCGATTATGGAGCAACTTGGCAAAAAACAAGTTTTCAAGATACTTGGGGTTCGTGTCATATATCTGCTAATGCTTTGCATATGTTAGCTGGATCTAGAAGCGGCAGATTTTATACTTCTCGTACAGATGGAGCAGATACAATATATGGAACTTATTATTTACGAGCTTTTAATGCTGTTAAATATTTAAGAGATATTAAAGATTGGACAGTTCTATTTGTTAAAGGCTTTTTTGGTATTTAATTAAATTGGTTATTGTATATTTTTTAAGATATAATCTTATATAAAGTGTAATAATTGAAGTAAAATGGCTAAAAAATCTAAAAAAGACCAAAAAATCGATAAAAATCCAGACATAGCACCAATAATGGTAAGTCATGCTTCCAGCAACTATGAGAGCAAAGCTTCTAATGGGTCTAGTCCAGACTATACTTCGGTTAGAAGAAATGCTGCTAGCACAATAACAAGAACAGATAGATATAAAAACATTGATGATGGATTAATACCATTTAGATATTCAACTGGAATTAAAAATAATTCTAATATGAATATCCGCGACGCGGTTATTCTATGCCAAAAGTGCTATTATAATTTCTCTATCTTTAGAAATACTATTGATTTAATGACTGAATTTTCTTCTAGTAATATTTACTTTAAAGATGGAAGCTCAAAGTCAAGAACATTCTTCGAAGCTTTATTTAAAAAGATTAATTTATGGGATTTTCAAGATAAGTTTTTTAGAGAGTATTATCGCTCTGGTAATGTATTTCTTTATCGTTTTGACACAAAAGTTAGCGACGCAGATGTAACAAAAATTACTCAAACATTTGGTTTAAATACATCTAAAGCTGCAGTTAATTTACCATCAAGATATATTGTTTTAAATCCAGCAGATATTCAAATTGGTGGAAGTATCAATTTCTCAACTGGAAGATATTATAAAATTCTTAGTGATTATGAATTAGAAAGATTAAAAAATCCTAAAACAGATGAAGATAGGGAAGTATTTAATAGTCTTCCAGAAGAAGCTAGAAAATTAATTCAATCAAAAACAATTGGCGTTTTGACAATGCCTTTAGATAGAGAAAGACTCTGCGCTGTATTTTATAAGAAGCAAGATTACGAGCCATTTGCTGTGCCAATGGGCTTTCCAGTATTAGAAGATATTAATTGGAAAGCTGAGATGAAAAAAATGGATATGGCAATTACTCGCACAATGCAACAATCAGTATTACTTGTTACTATGGGAGATACTCCAGAGAATGGTGGAATTAATCAAAGAAATCTCGAAGCAATGCAAAAACTTTTTGAAAATCAAAGCGTTGGCCGCGTGCTAATTGCAGACTATACAACGAAAGCTCAATTTGTTATTCCAGATATTGGCAATCTTATTGGTCCAGAAAAGTACGAAGTTGTTGATAGAGATATTAAAATTGGTTTAAATAATATTCTTATTGGTGACGAAAAGTTTGCTAATACAAATATCAAAGTTCAAGTATTTATAGAAAGATTAAAACAAGCTCGCGAAGCTTTTATTAATGAATTTCTTATTCCAGAAATTCGTAGAATAAGTAAAGATCTTGGATTTAAAAATTATCCAACTCCATGCTTCGAAGATATCGATTTAAAAGATGATATACAATACGCAAGAGTTTATAATCGTCTTATCGAACTTGGTATTTTAACTCCAGAAGAAGGAATGAAAGCAATCGATACTGGAAGGTTACCAACTTCAGAAGAATCAGTAGAATCACAACAAAGATTCAAAGATCTTAAAGATCAAGGTTTATATCAACCATTAATTGGTGGAGCAAAAATTGGTTCAGGTGAAGCAGGTAGGCCAAGTGGAACTACTGGCATACCTCAGTCAACAAAAAATGTTAAACCAATTGGCGAAGGAAGACAATCTAAAGCTTCTGTAGAAGAAAAGTATAGCTTACTCAAAGTAAAAGAAAATCTTGTTCTCGCACAAAAATTAGAAGAAGAAGTTGCAGCTAGTCTTCGCAAAAAGCACAATATTAAAAAATTAAGTTATAACCAAAAAGAAGTATCAGAACAAATTGCTAAAATCATTATTGCTAATGAAACTCCAGAAAATTGGGTTTCTAAAATAGAAGATTATATCAAACAACCAGTTGATCAAAATCGAGAAGTTGTTGCTAGTGTAAATTCTATTGCTTGTGATCATCAAGTTGATAGTTATTTAGCTAGTATACTTTATCATAGTAGGGTTTAATTTATGGCTAATTTAATTAGAGTAAAACAACTCGATCAACCAGATTTAAGTGGATTTTTTAATGATGCATTTATTAATACTGGCATTTTAGATGCAACATTTGTTGATAAATTTACTGATCAAAATATAAGTGGAATTAAAACTTTTATAGATGGAGTTAATTTAAATAACATAGACAATTTAAGTCTCTCTGGAGTTGATATAAGTATAATAAGTGGAAATATAGCTCTAACAAATCGTCCAACAGTAAATGGTACAGGAGTTTTACTAAGTGGAGAAGCTGCAAGTCTACCAGCCACAATAGTTTATACTAGTGGAAATCAAACTATCAATGGAGTTAAAACTTTTATAAATAGAATTAACTTTAGTGGTGGAGGCTATATTTCTGGATATGGAATTGATGGTGGACTAGGAGGAGAAGGTGGATTACTTATAACATCACCAGCATTAGGTGGTAGCACAGATATTGACATTATCCAAGGTCAAGGAAGTATAAAATTAAGAAATGATTACTATATCAATATCAATCATGGTTCAGATATTAATTTAACTACTAGTAAATCTTCAATTAATTTAAGAGATTTTGAAGGCGATATATATCTAAATGGTATAACAACTGCTAAAACTGGAACTTTTCAAAAACTTTCTGCTACTAACTTAGTTTACAATACTGGAGATCAAATAATAAGCGGAGTTAAGACTTTTGTAGATGGAATTAATTTAAATAATTTACAAAATTTAATTCTTTCTGGATTAGATATAACAATAACAAGTGGAGATATAACTTTAACAAATCGCCCAACAGTAAATGGTACTGGAGTATTACTTAGCGGAGAAATTCTAAATCTACCAACAACAATAGTATATACAACTGGAGATCAAACCATTTCTGGAGTTAAAACATTTAATTTGCAACCTATCTTAAGTGGCAATCCATTAATTACTGGAGTAGATTTAAGTTCTTATGCAACCACCACAAATCTCGCAAATACTGGATCGACTTTAGTTAACCGTATCAATTCATTAAGTGGCTCTAGCGTTTTAACATATGGTAATCAAAATATTAGTGGAATTAAAACATTTT